CGCTGACTTTTTTACAAGTATATTCACTAAAATTAAAAACTTCTTCATAGACGCCATCAATGGTGTCATAGGTTTATTAAATAAAATCCCAGGTGTAGAGATAGAAAAGATAGAGAAAGCTGTTGATCCAAATACATTAGATACGACAACATCTGGCGATCAGGATGCTGCTTTTACTGCTGGTAATTTAAGTGATACAACAAGTGCTATTGAACAACAAGATAATGCATTTCTTGTGCCTCCTACTACAGGTGATGAAGGCGGAGGTTTTTTTAGTAAGTTTAAGAATATGTTTAAATCTAAACCTAATAATAATCAATACTTGCCTGTTGATACATCAGCAGCTTCTAGTAATGCAATTATAGACAATTCTGTTAAGACTGTCAACCAAAATAATCAAAATCAAAATCTTGGTATAACAAGTAGGAATGATGATCTTTCTCTTTTTAGAACAAATGACGCTTATAATTAATAACTACCTAAATCTTTTTCAGTAATCAATTTAAACTTCGCATTATTATCATCAGCATATTTTGTTGCTGCTTCCCATTTCGCTCTATTCTTAATATACTCAAAACTAGAACGCATGAATGCTCTTGTCTTCTTTGTAGGTGTTTTTGGTGGTTTACATTGACGAGATGGTTTAATCTCAATCAGTATCTTGTCGCCTTTAATAGTACGAACTATGAAGTCAGGATAGTATCTATGGTACTTTTTATCCACTGGATTGTAGTATCTTATCGCTAATTCTTCACTTGCCCAATATGTTATATCAGGATTACGGTCACAATATAGCATGAACTTACGCTCTAATAATGAACGATATACTATTCTATTGACATCACCCACATATTTTTTAGGGTTGCTAGGACGATATAAACCTTTATATGACTTCTTCATTTCGTTATAAATATTATCATTACAAGGATATTTAGATGAGTTTTACAAACAAGGTTTCAAACATAATCAAACAAAAGATAGCTACTAATTTAATTAGTGGTTTTACTAACAAAATTTCTGGCTTTGGTCAACCAAAGAAACTTGCGGCTAAACTAGCTAACAAGTCACCACTAGACTTATCAAAAAGTCCTGTGGCACACATGGGACCAGAAGCTAACCCATACACATATGGTAGTGTGTATTATCCACAAGAGACAGCACAATTAGGCGAAGGTCATTATATCATATTTGATATTATAGAAAATACTGATACGAGATATGGTAGCGATATGGGTGATCAGAGTATGTTAAAAGCATATCCTAAATCTATGGGTACAGTGGGTGAGGGTAGACTAAACAATATAGAACGTGGTAAAAAATTACAAGCACAAGGGTTTCAAGCATCTGATAAAGTGTTAAGAAAACAAACAACTGGTATGGATACAAAGACAAATGCATACAAGTCTTACATATCAGATAGTATAATATTATATACACCATCAACAGGAACTAAATTTGATTACAAAGTTGGTTATGAAAATATAGACACAGGTATTGCTGGTCTTATGTCAGGTGTTATGGATATAAAAAGTTTGAGTGAAGCAGCATCGTTAGGTGCAGGTATAGGTAAAACATTTTTAGAGGGTATATCAAAGGCTGCTATTGAAATAGCATTACCAGGTTTTGGTGCTGCGATAGATAAAGGTTTAGGTAGATCAATTAATCCTAACGCAGAATTAGTATTTAAGAACGTACCATTTAGATCATTTGCTTTTCCATTTGAGTTTGCGCCAAAGAACGAACAAGAAAAAGAAGATGTACAAAAGATTTTATCTATGTTTAAATTTCATATGATGCCTGAAAAAGGTGGTGAAGGTTATCTTACAGCACCAGCACAATTTCAAATAACATATATGTATAGAGACGGTGCCAATATGTACATACCAAAAATTAGTAGATGTGCACTAACAGATATGAGTATAGATTACTCACCAGAAGGTGTGTTCACTACATTTAAAGCAGACGAAAAAGGTGCTGCGCCAGTATTAACAAAGATGGACTTGTCATTTACAGAGATGGAAATAATGACAAAAGAAACAATAGCAATAGGACACTAGTATGTATTTTAAAAACTTTGAAAAAGGCTTTTACGATTTAACAGGTAACGGTAACGAGAAGATTGTTACTGACTTGATGACCAGAGTAAAGGTTAGAGAAAAAGTTATAAACGAGATTAGTTTATATGACAAGTATGATGTACCTAGTGGCGAAAGACCAGAAGACACAGCATTTAAACACTTTGGTTCAGCACAATACCATTGGGTTGTATTACTTACAAACAATATCACAGATGTATATTATGATTGGCCTATGAGTGAACAAAACTTTGAGGCATTTCTAACAGACAAATACACTAATCCAGATGCTATTCATCATTACGAAGTATCACAATCAAGTGGTAGAACATCAGCACAAGGACCAGATGATTATTCTTATCTAGTAGAAGTAAACAGTGATGCCACAGGCGCTCAATCAGTTTCTAATAGAGAATACGAACAAAGACTACAAGACGAAAAGAGACAAATTAATTTACTTAACCCATCATATTTAAATACGTTTATAGAAGAATTTAATAAACTAGTGAGGAATTAATGCCTACAAAGGTAGATAGACCAGGCGCTTTTGAATTAAGCGATGTAATATTAATATCATATCAATCATTTGATGGCGCTGGTACACCCAAACGATTATCCATAAGAAGTCTAGTACAAGAATTTAGCATATATGAAAGTATAGATGGTAAGTTTCTATCCGGTGATATGACATTGCTTGATGGTACAAACGCCATACAGACATTACCAATCACAGGATTTGAACGAGTAGAGTTTTTCTTTAGAACGCCAGGTACAGATAAAGGCTTTGACTTCTCTGTAAAGACAGGTCACCCAATGTTTGTTTACTCACTTAAAAACAGAAGTGGTGTCAATCCTAGATCACAAATATACACATTGAAGTTTGTATCTATGGAAGCTATTCGTAATCATCAAACAACAATATCACAAGCATTTACAGGCCAGATAGACCAGATGGTGACTGACATATGTTACAACTACCTAAAGACTAAAAAAGACTTGATGGTAGAAGACACAAAAAGTAATCACAAGTTTGTCATGCCAAGACTTAAACCAACAAAGGCAATAGAACAATTAAGAAAGAACGCTAGATCATTACACTATGAGAACAGTGGTTTCTTGTTCTTTGAAAATGGCGATGGATTTAATTTTAAATCATATGAAGGACTATTTTGTAAGAAAGATGGCTCACCTAGACCAGTCAAAGCACACTACTCACCAAAGATTAAAAACATAGGTGAAGACCCTGTATATGCTTTACAATCAGTAGAAAACTTTACAATTCTACAACAATTTGATACATTAAACAATACAGCGAATGGTGTATATGCCAGTAGGTTAATTACACACGACCTATACAATAAAACATTTGAAGAACTTGACTTTGATTACAACAAAGAATATGGTAAACAAAATCATTTAGAACAAGACGCCAATGGTGGTAAGAGAAGTGACAATGGTATACTTCCTTTCTTTAACTATGATAACGGTGACACATTTGGCAACAAGAACGAGGGTAAGATATATTATCAATCAGAAACAAAGAAGATACACAATACACACGAACTACCAGAAAGTAAAGACATATTACAAAAACGTATAAGTCAACACATAGCCACAAATAGTCTTATCATAGAGATCACAGCGCCTGGTACAACAGAATTAAGAGTAGGTGATATAGTAAACTTCACACTACCCAAGTATGCGCCATTTAGTAAAGAAGACCCTAAAGATAACGACAAATATCTATCTGGTAGATACTTAATAAGTGCCGCTAGACACCATGTTTCAACTCTCAATAAGCGCCACACACTAGCGCTAGAGTTAATTAAAGATAGTTTTAACGTATCTCTCCCTATGGAAGATAACGAACTATTTACAAACAACGAATTACAAGACGGAAGTCCTTATAGGTCTTCGGATATTGACGATTTGTAAGACATATGGGAGAAACTCAGAAGAGTCGCTAAATTTTTATGATGGTAGCAGGCAATGAGAGAATATAAACTCATATGATGGTAAGAATAAATACAATAAAACGAGAGGTGATAATGAAGATTAAAGAACGAATTAAGACAATCATAGACGATTACTCCACAGCGAATGATGAGGCACGTGAAAGAAACAAGATCAAGTCTTTCTTCAAAGGACCATCGGAAGCCGCAGAAAGTCCTTGGACATATGTAAAAGACCCTATTTTACTTAAAGTTAAAGGCCATCTTGCGACTTTTAATAGTCTTATTAACAAAATTAGGAGATAAACGCCACCGTGCGTATGGTTTAATTAAATGGTATTAAATAGCGTAAAGCGTGCTGTTTAAAACAAGAGGCATATCGGAAAAAAAAGATGAACAATGATAAATTTTTAGGACACAATGGCTTTCTATGGTTTACTGGTGTAGTAGAAGATAGGAACGATCCAAACAAAGCAGGCAGAGTAAGAGTGAGAGCTCTTGGTCATCACACAAGTAATACAACAATATTACCGACAGCCGACTTGCCGTGGGCGCACTGTATGCTTCCATCTACTAGCGCTGGTATCAGTGGACTAGGACAGAGTGCCACTGGATTAGTTGAAGGTAGCTGGGTCCTTGGATATTTTAGAGATGGCATGGACCGACAAGAGATGATTGTATTAGGCACACTACCTGGAGTGCCTGCGGAGTTGTCACAGGCCGGAGGCTTCTATGATCCAAATGGTATCTATCCCAAGTACAAGAATGAGCCTGATGTCAATAGATTAGCCATCAACAATGAAGACCTAGAGCACCTTTCACTTACATTAAGAAAGGCTACTCGTATTACTGGTATAGCCACAGCTGACTTTAACGCATTTAGTAATCCAGATGGCTCTTTAGTGACAGCCAGCGATGGTGACACATTTGACCAGCCGACTATTCCTTACAACGCCAGCTATCCATACAACAATGTATATGAGAGTGAGAGTGGCCATCTAATAGAATATGATGACACTACTGGCAATGAGAGAATACACCAACGACATAGAACAGGAACTAGCTACGAAGTAGACGCTAGCGGCAATAAGGTGGAGATAATCAAAGGGGAGAGCTACCGTTTACTATCCAACAAAGAACAAGTACAAATTCAGGGCCAGTCAGATATTACAATAGATGGCCGCCACAAGTTGTATATCAATAAGAGTGGAGTAGAAAATAACCATTACGATATACAGATAGGCGCCGGCGCTTCCATTAATATACAAGTGGACAGTGGCGATGTCAATATACACACTATACAAGGCAAGATTAATATGAATGCCGGCGGTGACTACAACTTAAAGGTAGGCGGCAACTATACNGTAGAAGTAGCCGGCAATACATCAGAGACAATAGAAGGAACAAAGACTTCCAATACCACTGGCGCCGTAGTACACAGAGGCTCTACGATAGATTTAAACCCTTAGACATTTGCGTGAGAGAAAAAGGCCTATTAATATATAGCCAGCAAAGTTAATCTATAAATGTAATAACAACTTTAAGGTATATGTAAAGGGGTGGCACTCTTTCTAAGGATTAATGCTGGCAGCCATATTCAAAAATTTTCTCGCTTATAAAACAAGTCTAAATAGATTTATGTCATATAATAAGATTTTTGAAATGGGAGTGTGGAAGACGGCCTTTAACACTGATCTAAAAGAGTACTGTTATAATATACAATCTTCTGACAAAGGTCGTACACTTACAAATGTCAATGGTTATCAAAGTCATAGTCTAAATCAATCTGATAAAGAATTACAACCTCTCATATCTCATTTAAAGTATAGCGTTAATAATTACATAGATAGTTTTCTTACTTTTGAGAGACCTATAAAATTACAAAATATGTGGATTAATATAAACCGTCATGGTTCTAGTAATAAGACACACACTCACCCACAATCTTATTTCTCAGGCGTCTATTACGTTTCTAAACCGGCGAATAGTGGAAACATAGTCTTTGAACATATGGGTATAGATACAATTAATTCTTACTGGCCTTTTATACAATCTTCGTATCAGAAAGAATATAATGAAAAAAATAGTGTACAGTATCAGTTTGAATCTATATCAGGAGATTGTTTAATGTTTCCCTCTTATTATAGACACTATGTAAGACCTAACCTATCTAACGAAGACCGTATCAGTATATCTTTCAATTTTGGATAATACTATATAGCCATGTAGAATGGTCACAGAGAACCATAGAGTCTAATAAATAGTTAGAAAGCGAAACTTCATAACATTGTTGATAATAGTATAATACAAAGGAAGGTTATATATTGTCAAAATATTCAAAGACACTTAAGCGACTCAAACGACTAGCGCCAAAGGTACCCGATTATACTTGTCCCGATATTGACTTTATTGTAGATAAGATAGAAAACAATAATAAAGGATTTACTCGTTTTCGTAAGAAGCTATTAGTTCGTAAGTTAGAAAGACTACGAATACAAAATGAACAGCTAAGAGAAAGTGGGGAATACTGGTATAAGAAGTTTAGGGATTACCTGGTTGATTTTTTAGACTAGAGTGCCACCTGCCAGCGACTCGAAAAATGAGCGAGCTATTCTGTTGACTTTCTCTAAATAGTATGGTATAAAGGATTTATGTTAGAACAACAGTTAAAAAAATTAAACTTCTATAAGGCGGCAAAGTTTGAGGTTAAAGGAAAGCAACTTTTTGTAAGAAGTTCGGATAGAACAACATTACAAGAAAAGACTGAAGAGTATTTTAGAAAGAATAAGATACTTTACACACCTCGTAAAAAAGCAACTGAATTAGATGTCAAAGGCGCAGCACAAGTATTAGTATTTAAACCACTATTTGCGAAAGGTGCTGGTGGTGTTAAGTTTGAACATCAAATTGTTAAAGATTTAAACGATTGGTTTAAAGGCGCAGAGTATGAAGACCTACAACACCCTGACACCATAGAACAATTAGTAAAGACCATACGATTAAAACAAGATAGTCGTTATGAAGCCAAAGGTGTAGGCGCTGCGAATACAAGAAGACCTCCTACCTTTACAGCAACAAAAGCAACTGTGACCAATAACTTTAAAGGTAAAGTATCTGATGTAGATATATTATCTGGTGGTCGTGTATTACATCATCTATCACTAAAGTTTAGTAAATCATTTTACATCTACAATGCGACTGTGATTAATTACTTTAAATCTGCTAGTCCTCAAACAAGAACAATGATTAATGAATTTTTTGGTTTTGATGGTTTTAAAATGGGACAGGCATTTGGTAAAGACTTTAGAGCAACTACTAAAGCTCCTAACTACTCAGCAATATTAAGAAGATTTAAAGATTTACTAAATCAATGTCTAGGACCAGATATTGTATTAGTGTTAAAGATAGCAAATGGTAATAATCATATTGACAAAATAAAAGGTTTAAATCATAAGATTACACTATCAGGTTTAAATAAGAATAGTTATGGGTATGCTGAAAAAGGTGTAAGAAAATATAACTTCATAAGATTTCAAGCAATAGTCAATGGACACAAGTATGAGATTGACTTTCAATTTAGAGGTACAACAGCAGTTGATACTGGACCTCGTTATTTAAGGATATTGTTNAAAGCAAAGTAATACTAAATAAAAGTAAACTTTGTGAAGAATAAACGAAGCGAATACACCTCCTATCAACCCAACTCACNACTCACCATCTATTTCCGTAAGCTAATAGAAAAGGATATAAATAATAATACAAACGTTTATCCTGAAACGGACGGAAGTAAACCACAAAGGTTGAAGAAACGCTCTTTTAAAAGGAGAAAGTATGGACTTAATAAAAGACCTACGAGCTCAAAGAAAAGAGATAAGTAAACAGATTTCTACTAGAGCTCAATTAAGAAAAAGAAGTAAAGATAGTATCGCAAGACCAAAAGCGAAAACTAATCTTTTTTCTAAGGATCCTAGACTACAAGGAATATAGTGTTTAGTATTTACGAAAAGATTATAGGATATTGTTTACTAGGTTATA